ACAAGTCTTCGGACCATCTTGGAATCAGGGATTCCCTCATATTTTGAATCATCTTGTAGAAGGATCTTCAAGAGGAATTTATGATAAGACACTTCCTTCCCGATATTCTGAAGAGGAATGGGACAAGATTAATAGTTGGATTGATCATGATCGTGACTTCCTATTCACTTATGCAGGTCTACGCCAAGTCGTTGACAAGTACCTTGTGCAGGATAGGAGTAGTGGAGAGTTGTACGAAACTCCCCAGTATATGTACATGTTGATTTCTGCAACAATTTTTGCAGAATATCCAAAAGAGACTAGACTGGACTATGTTCGTAGGTACTACAATGCAATCTCAAAACACAGAATCAACATTCCTACGCCAATCATGGCAGGTGTTAGAACCGCACTTCGTCAATTTGCAAGTTGCGTTCTTGTTGATGTTGATGACACCCTTGATAGCATCTTCAGCTCTGATATGGCAATTGGTCGGTATGTTGCACAAAGAGCGGGAATTGGTATCAACGCAGGTCGCATCCGTGGCATCAACAGTAAAATTAGAGGCGGTGAAGTCCAGCACACTGGCGTTGTACCGTTTCTCAAAAAGTTTGAAGCAACTGTCCGTTGCTGTACGCAAAATGGCATACGAGGAGGAAGCGCGACGGTCCACTTCCCAATCTGGCACAAAGAAATAGAAGATATTATTGTACTGAAAAACAATAAGGGTACTGAAGATAATCGTGTTCGTAAATTAGACTATTCCATTCAATTCTCCAAACTTTTCTATGAAAGATTCATTAATGATGAGGAAATGTCCCTCTTCTCACCTCATGATGTTCCAGAGGTATCTGATGCTTTCGGGCTTCCTGAGTTTGATGATCTCTATGTGGCTGCAGAACGAAATCAGTCTATTCCAAGAAAAACTGTCAGGGCTCAAGAACTTATTTTAGATGTTCTTAAAGAGCGTGCAGAAACTGGTCGTATTTACATTATGAATATTGACCATTGTAATTCTCATAGTTCTTTTATTGATAAAGTGTGGATGAGTAATCTCTGTCAGGAAATTACACTCCCAACCGAACCTCTCCAACATATTGATGATATTGCAGGTGAGATTGCTCTTTGTATTCTTTCCGCAATTAATGTAGGTAAGATTCGTGATTTGAACGATCTTGAAGAACTATGCGATCTTGCAGTTCGTGGTCTTGAGGAATTAATTGATTATCAGGATTATCCTGTTCGAGCTGCAGAACTTGCAACTAAAGCTCGTCGTTCACTTGGGGTTGGTTACATCGGTCTTGCACATTACTTTGCAAAACATGGAGTGAAGTATGATTCTCAAGAAGCTTGGGACATGACTCATGAATTGACTGAAGCTTTCCAATACTATCTACTTAAGTCATCCAATCAACTCGCAAAAGAGAAAAGTGCATGTACTGATTTCAATCGTACAAAATATTTTGAAGGTATTCTTCCTATTGATACATATAAAAAAGATGTAGACGAAATTTCATCAGTTCCTTATAAACATGATTGGGAAACACTTAGAACATCTATCCTGGAATACGGGCTTAGGCACTCAACACTGTCCGCACAGATGCCTTCGGAGAGCAGTTCCGTTGTGTCAAACGCAACCAATGGAATCGAACCTCCTCGTGGATACTTGTCCATTAAGAAGTCAAAGAAAGGCCCACTCAAACAAATCGTCCCCCAATATGGAACACTCAAAAATAATTATACTCTTTTATGGGACATGCCTGATAACACTGGCTATATTAACATCGTTGCCGTCATGCAAAAGTTCTTCGACCAAGCCATTAGTGGAAACTGGTCGTACAACCCAGAAAACTATCCCGATAACGAAGTTCCAGTCTCAGTAATGGCTCAAGATCTTCTCAGAACTTATAAGTTTGGATGGAAGACAAGTTATTATCAGAACACACATGATCAAAAGTCTGATGAAGTAAAGGAGGACACTACTAAACAACAGTTGGAAAAACTACTTGAAGAAATGATGAATTCTAGTGAGGAAGATTGTGAAAGTTGCAAAATCTAGTAAAGAGGAAATTCAAATGGTACAAGGAATGACAGTATTCAACACCAGCACTGATGTTGATACCCGCAAACAACCAATGTTTTTTGGTCAACCACTAGGTTTGCAACGATATGATCACTATAAGTATCCAGTATTTGATAAACTGACTCAACAACAACTTGGATATTTCTGGAGACCTGAAGAGGTTTCTCTTCAGAAAGATCGTTCCGATTATCAATTACTTCGTCCTGAACAAAAACATATTTTTACTTCTAACTTGAAGTATCAGATCATGTTAGACTCTGTTCAAGGTCGTGGGCCTGGTATGGCTTTCATTCCTTATTGTTCTCTACCAGAACTAGAGGCATGTATGGAAGTTTGGGGATTTATGGAGATGATCCATAGTCGTTCTTATACATATATTATTAAAAATGTATATTCCGATGCTGCAGAAGTCTTTGATCATATTCTAGATGATGAAAAGATTGTGAGTCGTGCAACCTCTGTTACTGAGGCATACAACGACTTCATCAATGCTGCACAACAATATGGTACTTCTAATGAATGGATTCATGCACAAGAAGGTGCAGGAACATTCCGTGAAGCTCGTAAAGAACTCAAGCGTAAACTCTATCGTGCTGTTGCAAATGTCAATATTCTTGAAGGTATCAGGTTCTATGTCTCGTTCGCTTGCAGCTTTGCGTTTGGTGAACTCAAGCTTATGGAAGGATCCGCTAAAATTATCTCTCTCATCGCAAGAGACGAAAATCAACACCTTGTCATTACTCAAAACATCCTCAATAAGTGGCGCGAAGGAGATGATCCAGAGATGCAAGAAATTGCTAAAGAAGAGGAACAATGGGTAACTGAGTGTTTCCGTAATTGTGTGAATGAGGAAAAAGAATGGGCTAAGTACCTGTTCAGAGATGGATCTATGATTGGTCTGAATGACAAACTTCTCAACAACTATGTTGAGTGGATTGCAAACCGTCGTATGAAGTCTATTGGCCTCAAACCAATGTATGATGTACCTGCAAAGAACAATCCCTTGCCTTGGACTGAACACTGGATCTCTTCTAAGGGTCTTCAAGTAGCCCCACAAGAGACTGAAGTGGAATCTTATGTTGTGGGTGGAATTAAACAAGATATGAAGAAAGATTCATTTGCTGGTTTCAAACTTTGATCTAAATAAAAATAACAACTGAATTGAAATAAGTCTTATGGCTACTCAAACTCAAATCCCGAGGGTAGTTTCGGAAGATCTACCCTCCAACCCATTTACTTTTGAAGTTCTTGCACTTGCTGCAAAACAAAAGTCAAATGCAAAAAAGGCAGAGATTCTCCAAAGATATTCTGACCCTTCACTCAAAACAATCCTAATCTGGAACTTTGATGAAACGATTGTATCTATGCTTCCAGAAGGATTAGTTCCTTATGCAAGTGTTGGTCAACAGAATGTTCGTTCTGGTAATCTAAGTGATAATATTGAACGATCTGTTCAGATGATGGACGAACTCGGCTCAAATTCGATTGGTTCTCAAGACCAAGGCAGAACTTCTATTCGTAAAGAGTATACTTACTTCTACAATTTTGTAAAAGGTGGTAATGACCGTCTTTCTAGCATGAAGAGAGAGACTATGTTTATCAGCATTCTTGAAGGTTTGCATCCTCTTGAAGCTGAAATTCTAATGCTTGTTAAGGATAAAAAGTTACAGACAAAATATAATATTTCCAAGCAAAATGTTTCGGATGCTTATCCTGATATCCAATGGGGCGGCAGATCCTAAATACCTATTAGGAAATAGTATTTAATCATAAAATGGCCAAACTGGGAATTATCACAGGCACTTCTCCAAATGATGGAACGGGGGATTCTCTGTTAGAAGGAGCTATCAAAATAAATTCTAATTTTACAGAAATTTATACGACATTTGGTGATGGTAACAATTTAACTGGTGTTAGTACAAGTAATGTTGCAACTGCTCTCACTTCTATAAGTATTAATAATTTGTCTGATGTAAATAGTGGATCTGCAACAACTGGGCAAGTATTAAAATGGTCTGGAACAGAATGGCAATCTTCCGATGATTTGGCTGGTATTTCCACCACAGTTGGAATCATAACATCAACATCATTTGAATCTAATTCAACAGTAGGTGATGGTACTGATATTGGATTTGCAACTAGATACTATATCACTGCATCTGGTTCTTCAGCATATAGATTCGCTGGTCCTGGAGTATTAAATACAACAAATAATCCAACTTTTTATTTACATAGAGGGTTTACTTACATATTTGAAAATTCTACTGGTGCAATGCATCCATTTAGAATTCAATTCACTGGAACAACGACTGGTGTTTCTACTTATATAAGCGGAATACAAACCGGTGTTCAAATATTTACAGTTCCTTTTGATGCGCCACCTAGTTACGAATATCAATGTACATTTCATGTTTTAATGAAAGGAACATTTAATATCGTTTCTTAGTAGAGAAGCTAATTCCTAAATAGCAAGGTGTCGCAAAAAATAGTACTATGACCCTAGATCTTCATAACTTTTTTAAGTATTATGATGAGAAGAACGCAAACCATGTGGCTGCGGTTCAGTGGTTGGAAGACAAACTTCCAGAAAAATTCCTAGATGACGCAGAGACTGACTGGATTGGTATTTTCAGAACAAAACCACCAACTCCAGAAGTACTCGCAGTCCCATATTTCAATCAAGTAGATAACTACAGAGATGCACATAGAACTTGCAATAGTTCATCGTGCGCCATGTGCCTTGCGTTCCTTAAGCCAGGAAGCATCAAAGGCGACGATGAGTATGTTAAGAAAGTATTTGCGATTGGTGACACGACTGACCATGCGGTACAA